TATTATATTTTAACGCCAATTTTTTCTTTAGAATTTTAACAGCGTCCGGCGATTTATAAATTAATTTTTTAATTAATTTAGCTTTTTTATCTGGTTTTTTTGGATTGAATTTAAATGTTGGATCCGGTATTTCTACTCTATCAACCAAATCAGCAAACATTGGTTTAGGCACAACTGTGCTATGTTTAGTTGTTTGTAGATTTATTTGTTTTTCTTGACTAGGATCTGCCCCAGCACTAAAATTCATCTTAAAATTACTTGGTTTACTACCTTTAGATACAGATGCCATTTTTGTGTAAGCATAAAAATCTACATCTGGAAAATCTTTAGCAACACTATATGCCAAATCCAAATAGTCATCACTAAAAAAATCACCAGCATCGTGCCATCGAATCACTAATTTTGTATCTGTAGTAGACAATGGGCTTAAATCTAATGGCGGTAAACCAAGTAAATTTCTATTTCTTATAACCGAATCAATTGCGCCTTGATCTAATTTACCTTTTAAAATATCATCAACTGTATCTTTTTTAAAAACTTTCAACAGTACTTTACGGCGTTTTTTATCGATTGATAAATTTTTGTCTTTATACTTTGATTGTTCAGCTCGTATTTCACTCTCTAACTTAGCTTTATATCCAGCTGGATCATTTAATAGAAAATTTAATTGTTTTGTTTGGGATAGTGAACTGGCTTTCCATTGTACGTATCCACCTTTTTTAGCATAACAATATACCTTACAAGCACCTGCGCCTGGACAAGTATCTACTATTACAAAGTCGCCTGTTTTTTCATTAACAGCTAAACCCTTTAATGCTGGTAAACCAATATTGAAGTAAACGGTACTTCCACCACCACTATGTGTAATCTTTTCATTTTGTTTTAAGATCTTTTCAGGTCGAGTTGTAATTGCTGACTTTAATTTATCTAAATCAAATGTTTTATCATTTTCGTCTTTAATTTGTATGTTGCCACTATGTACATACGGCATTTTATATTTATCTATTTTTTGTTTTTTTCCTGATGCCGTTCTTTGAAGATATTTTTGTAATTCATCCGGCGATAAAACACTTGTTGTGGCGCCCATCATATCAGCTTCATCTAGTTCAGATTTAACAAACGCATCTAGTGGGATAATACTGTCAGCAGGTAACCCAAGTGTTTCGTACATTTTAATTTCGGCTAGCAAATCAATTAATTTCATATGTGTTTTGATATTTTTACTTTAAACTAACCACGACGGTTATTACACGGTGATATGTTTCTTTGGGTATAAATATTGGTTCTTTAAGTAATTGTAGTAAATTATTATCAAATTGATAAATCTCAGTTTTATTATAAAAATTAATATTTATAATATATGAACTATAAAAAGCAACTGTTTTATACTATTGTAATTTTGATATTAACTGGATGTATTTCTTCTGAGGTTAAATCAGCAAAGCAAGTTAGTGTGGCACAAGATGCCGTTGCAAAACAAGAAGCCAAAGTAGACAATACAATGGTAGAATTGGAAAAAGTAGAAAAAGGTAAAATAGTACAAACTTCTTCTTTATCAATTGGTATTCAACATTCGTTAAGTCAAGTAACTAATGCGCCTATACAAGTTGAAACAGCAAAGTCTTTAAATGAACGAGTAATTTCTATCGTTGGGTCTCCACATATAGATGAAATTAAAAGAATTAAAGCAACTGTAGATCTGCTTAATTCTCAAGTAGCTGAAGAACGAAAAAAAGGCGATCAATTGTTATCACAACGTGACGAAATCATAAACAAATTGCAAAAAGAAAAGTCTGCTTTAAAAGAAAAGTATGACGATGAACTTTGGCAAATGACTGATAAAGCAAAAGAAATTGCAAAAGAAGCAGATCAAAGCAAGGCTACACTTGATACAATGAGTGGTATGTTTGGATTAAATGCTGTATTTTGGGGTTTAAAGAAGTTCTTTATTAGTGCGTTAACCGCAATTATCATATTTGTTGTAGTATTCGTTATACTTAGAATATTAGCAACAGTACATCCAGCAGCTGGTGCAGTATTTAGTATATTCAATATGATCGGATCTGGACTATTAAGTTTGGTAAAAGTATTAACTCCACATGCATTTGAAATATCTAACTTTGCTTCAAAAGACAAAGTTGATGAATATAAGTCCCCACTTACTAAGATAGTTGATGTAATTCAAGAACTAAAAGAAAAACAAAAAGAATCTCCGGACAAGATATATCCATTGAATGATGTGTTGAAGAGATTTGACAAAGAAATGGATAGTTCTGAAAAAGAATTGATTGATGATATCTTGAAAGAACAAAAGTGGACGAAGTAAGATAATCAAATATATTTATTATATAATTGTTTTTGGAGTTAAACTTGTTTTAAATAACCCAAAACAAATATGGACACAAATACTGTACAAGTAATTTCAGAAAATGTATTAGAATCAACAGCACAAGATATGACAGGTAAATATGTCTGGATGTTCTTAGCCGGTTTAGTAATTCTAATATTCAAATCAAGCATTGAAAAGTTAGCCGCTGCACTTTTTATGTTTATTGGCTCCGATTATAAAGAAGATGACGTTGTATATGTTGACGGTAAACCAGGAAGAATTGTACGTGTAGGTTTAACCAAAACTGTATTCTTTATATATGATGTAGTAGAGGGTAAGGTTGTAGGCGGTAGTAAATTAGTTATCCAAAACGAAAGATTGGCCGGTCTAAATATAGAAAAACCCCTACCTCAGTTGGATTTGACTCGTTTCAAAAAAGAAAACAAACAAGACTAATTTACTTATGGCAATCAATATTTTTACCCACATTAAACGCGGGTTGTATGATAACGTATACAATTGTATCGAAAAAGAAAAAATAGACGTTAATCAGAGAGATGACGATACCGGAAATCCACCACTGGTAGTCGCTGTAGAAGAAAATCAAATAGAAATAGTTAGATTACTATTAAATCATGGAGCCGATGTTAATATAAAAGACTGGACAAGTAAAAATACAGCACTTGATATAGCTGAACAAAAAGGTTTCAAACCTATTGTGGAAGTACTACAACATAGAGGCGCCAAATATAGTAGTGGCAGCAGTTTTCATTTAGCAGCTAAGAATGGTGATATCGTTTCTATTGAAGAAATGTTGAGTAAAAAACAAGATATCAATGAAGTTGACGCTGGTAAAGGTTGGACTGCACTACACTATGCGGTTAATTATGGACAAAAACATTTGGTTGAATATTTAATTGTTAAAGGTGCTGATGTCAACAAGAAAGATTTCTTAGGTAAAAACAATCCAATAGATGTGTTATCCAATGTTAATAGAGGTGAAATTGTTAAGTTGTTAAATAAAAATGGCGCTAAATCTGCTGGTGGTGTTAATATTCATTTTTGTGCTGAAACCGGTGATTTTGAAGGTGTACAGTCATTTTTTGATAAAGACGGTAAAATTAATGGTAGAGATGAAAAGAATGGATGGATGCCATTACATTACGCCGTTAATGCTAACGATGTTGATATGACGGAGTTTTTGGTACATTTGGGTGCAAATGTTAATGGTGCAGATTTTAAAGGAGAAATTGCTCCGTTAGACATTGCATTCAAGACAGGCAATGTAGAAATGCAAAGTTATTTACAAGCCAAAGGTGCTTTAAGAAAGAAGAAACACGATACGGGTGGTAATGGTAAAGATGTAAACATTTATATTACAGATGAAGTTAAGAAACAAATTGCGTTATTCATTGAAAAACGCAATCGTGAAGAAGAAGCAATAAAGAAACTAGAAGCAGAACAGACTGCAAAAGAACCAAAAAAGAAAGATGCACCAACAAAAAAGATTAACTGGAAAGACTTTTTAAAATTAAAGAATATGCCGGTTGTAGAAAAGAAAGAAGAACAACCAAAGGTTGAAGTACCAAAACCAGTTAAACAAATAGTTCGTAAAGTTGACAAGATCGACGTGGAAGTCAAATCAGGACGATTACAATTAGATACTGAACAAGAAGGTTTCATATTCTTTATGGATATTGTGGCTTACAGTAAAAAAACCACAGATGAACAAAAGAAGGCTTGTAAAGACTTGGGTACACTAGTTAAATCTACAATGCAATATAAAACAGCTAATGCTCTTGAAAAGTTGATTATATTACCCACCGGAGATGGTATGGTAATGGGATTTTTCACGTATCTAGAAGATGCAATGAATTGTGCCGTTGCTATAGCTAAAGCAGTAAAAGATAGACCCGACTTACAAATGAGAATGGGTGTACACTGTGGACCTGTAATTCCAATGGAAGATATCAATGGAAATCTTAATATAAGCGGTGATGGAATAAATTATGCTCAAAGAGTAATGGATGCGGGTGAAACAAATCATTTATTAGTTAGTTCAGCTGTAATGTTGAAATATGATAGACCAGCATACGTTTTGGTAAATGATTTGGGGGATGTAATTGTAAAACACGGCGTAATAATGCATTTGTACAGTTTACATGGCAGTGACTTTGGCAACAAAGAATTTCCATCAAGTAGAGTAACAAAAGCAGAACCAACAACAAATAAACCATTATGAAAATGATACCTTTGGGAAGACAATATCACGCGAGTGTTGTTAATACAGATTTGGATGTATATAAAATAAAAGATAAAGTAATGGGTGTACGTACAAGTAATCACCCAGGACCATTTCAAATTTCAGATAAACTCGGTATCATTAAAGATAACGATACCAAGACTAGAATTGTAGTTTATAATTCAAAAGGCTTGTTTTATTTAATATAAATGTTGACATTCTTTATTATATGTGTATAATGAGAGAATGTCGGAATATTGTGATACTTCATTGCTTTATCTCAAAAGTATCAATAAGAATGTTGCAAAAACTCTTATTGAAAAAAACCATTATACACACAAATGGTCTCTTTGTACTGTAGCTTATGGAGTTTATTATAAAGAGTATATTGAAAGCACATTCTTTGGTGGTTTTAACGAACGCCTAATAGGTGTATTAGTATATGGAAATGCCGTGGGTAGAAATGCAAGTACCAGCATATGTCCTCTACTTACTAATAACAATGTGTTGGAATTAACACGACTGTGGATTGCAGATGGTTATGGTAAAAATATAGAAAGCTATTGTATAGCTGAAAGTTTTAGATTATTAAACACAGATTATCCACAAATAAAATGTATTCTTAGTTATGCGGATAGTGAAGCGGGACACGTTGGTACAATATATCAAGCAACCGGATTTGTATATCAAGGTGATAACTATGTGGATATTGCACTGATGCCTAACTATAGTGTTAGTTTAGTTGGCCCCACTGAATATGATTGGATACATAGTAGAAGTGTATATGCACGTTGGAAAACACACAGTGTAGATAAACTAAAAGAACGTATTGGTAGAACATTTTGGCGCAAACGTGAAAGCGGTAAACATCGTTATATCAAGTTTATAAGCAACAAGATAGAAAATAAGAAACTGGTTAAATCTCTTAAACATAAAATTCGTAGTTACCCCAAAGATACTTCGTTCAAAGAAGAAGTACAAGAAATAGTTGTAAATTCTACAAACGAATTTTTCGATTAGTGCAAGAAAAAACCCCAACTTTCGTTGGGGTTTTGAATTATTTAAATTCTACTAAATATTATACAGTGTCGAGATCACCGATAATAACTTTTCCATAAAATTCGGGTCTGACGACCTTCTTAGCGTAGCGGGTCATTACACCTCTACGTGGAGTGAAGTTCACTGGATCATAGACCAATGGAGTTTGGATTAGTGGGATATAAGGAGCATATACTGCGCCTGTTTCTAGGAAGTTATTTCCACGGAAACCAACCAATACAACGTTATCGGTCATATATGGGTTCTTGTAAACTTGGAAGCGACTTGCGAAGCTACCAACACGTGCAACGCCCATTGCGAACTTAGCACTGTCACCATCGGTGTTTACTACATATCCTGGAATTGATTCCAAGATGGTTGCTACGTCTGGACTTACGACCAAGAAGTTAGCACCACCACGGAGGGTCAATTTTTGGATTGTGTTAGATACCTTTTGAATCTTGTTACCAAGAGTTTGGAACCAAGTGCTCTTTACGTAAGCAGTACGATTTGGTGAACTGTTTGCATTACGTGTGAAGAGTGCTTCACCAGTGGTTGCATTCAATGTCTTGCTGAATTCAACACCGATTTGGGCGGACCAAGCTTCGGTAGTTACACCTTCAACACATTCGTTCAACATGTCTAGGATTTCAAGATCGATTTCCATAGATACATATTCACTCAATAGAGCAGTAAGTTCTGCTTCTGCATCGATAGAATGATATGCGTTCAAGTCTTGAGCCAATTCTGGGGTCCAGACGGCTTTCAACTTACGTGTCTTAGCAACGATTGGTTCACTGTTTAGTACCAAGTTGACTTCTGGGATACTGATATCAGTATCGATGCTTTGTGTAGGGACGTTACCAGCGGTACCGGAACCTTCACCTGAGGTCTTACCAGCTTCAAAGTCACCACGTAGGTTATCGGTGGGTTGTAGACTATAGATCAACTTGGTAGTTGGAGCAAATGCACTGTTAGAAGCAGATACGATGTATACACTTTGATAGAATGGATCGCCCAAACTACCAGTGTTAATTGCTCTGGAGAATGTATTCAATACTAAACCACTTGAAGCTAGTGATGCTGGTGTTGCAGCTCCACCGATCAAGTTGAATGAACGTACTGCATTCAAATCAGCATTGTATACATATCCATTTGCAGCAATACCAGAAGTATTGTCGTCGTGGTTCAAAGTAACTTTGAACAACTTCTTAGCTGCAACCGATCCACTTAAATCGGCATCAAATTGAACGTCGTTCCATGATGCTGTTTGAATTGTGTTACCAATAGATGTTGCTGTTGCACTCTTAGTTAGAGTAATAGCAGAACTACTTACTGGACGAACTGAATAAGCATAAGCACCTTGTCCGTATAGACCGCGTACTGCGCTATCAGTTGAACCCAATTTCTTGCCTGTACCACCGAACAAACTGTCGTTCAATTGCTTACCTGCACGTGTAGTCTTAGAACTACCGTTGTTCAAGTTACGCAAATCTTGTCCGGGAGCGGTTGTACCATACTTGAAGTCTAGATAGAAGATTAGACCAGATGGTAGATTCATTGGTTGAACGCTTACGAATTCCTTCGCAGCGATTTCAGCAAACACACGGCGAACCAATGGAAGAGCTACGCCTGCCCATTGTTCTGAACTGGTAGAGGTACCAGTAGTGGTTGCTTCGTCAAGCAATTGTTTTGCTTGATTTTCTAATAGGATTGACATGTGTGCTTTTTCAACACCTTTGCATCCTTCTAGGAGGCCTGTCTTTTCCCATTTGCCTTGTAGTCCACGTGTTTCTGCCATCAATTTGGCCTGTGGATTCATATTGTTAGTCAATAGACTTTTAATATCCATACTCATATTTGTATCTTTCTTTATTTAATTACTGTTAGGTTTTTACTCGCAAACTAATTTTACTTCTTGATTCCTGCGAGTTTTTGGAATCTTGAAGTCATCTCATCAGCTTGAGGTTCTACGATAGTAGACACAGGCCGTGTTGATGATACTTGTTTGCTTGCCAAACCTTCGGTGATAGTATGAGCAGTTGTATTTGTCTTTTTCTTGACAACTGATGCACCAGAATTATTTGATTCGGCTAAAACTGTATATGCCAACTTGACTTCACGAATGTTTTTGGTCAAGTCGAAAGTGTTAATGATTCTAAGTTTTTGATCTTCAGTCAAACTCTTACCTTTGAACAACTTATTGGTATAAAGCAACTTAGCATTCAATAGGTTAGTTTCTGATAGAACTCCTCTCATATACTTTACAGTACGTAGAGATTCAGCGAGTTGTTTTCTTAGAGATTCGTTTTCTTCGTTGATAGCAACTAAAGCTTCTGCCATTTCTTCGGTAGAAACTCCGTCTTCGTTATCTTCACCTTCAGCTACTGGAGAAGGAACTTGTCCGACTACTGGAGCTGGAGCTGGAACTTGTTGAGCTGTTGGATCAACGGGCAATGGAGAGTGAACTGGAGCAGCAGCAGGAGCAGCTTCTTCTTCTTCCAATTCTGCTAGAAGTTCATCCAAACTAACTTCTTCCATGTCGGTAGATGCAGATGGTACAGAACCCATGTCATCAGAACCCATGTCATCAGAACCCATGTCATCAGTGCCCATGTCTTCAGATACTTCACTTTCCAATTCAGCTAGAATTTCGTCTAGTTCTTGACTTGTTACTTCAGCACCTTCTTCGACATCAGCATCTTCTTCAAGTTTTGCGTCGAATTGTTGTTCACCAGCAGCAGTTGTGTTTCTGTTAGCAACAGGTGATGGTTTTACAGGGCGTTGTGTCTTAGCTGTAAGACCGTCGTCTTTACCAATGTTAGAAGATCCAAGCTTTTCTTCAATTGTGTCTTCTTCGGAGTCGGCTTCTTCAGCCATTTCTTCTTTGAGTTTGTCTGCGAACATTTCTTTCATGCTTGCAGCAAAATTTTCTTCAAGGAATGTTTTTGCATTTGCTAGGGCTGTTTCACGAACAGCTTTTGCGTCCGCAATGCTTTCTTTTAATAGATCGCTCATAATTATATTTCTGTCTTTCTTATTGTTATTTGTTGGTGAAGCTATTGAAGAACTCCAAAGAAGATAAAATGATATGACATCAAAGAATGATGTATTTGAATAATAAATATAATATAAAATGGAAATAAATAAAAATATTTTATATTTATTGATATATGCCTGCAAAAAGTGAAAAACAAGCCAGACTATTTAAATTGGTGAGAGCCTTGCAAAAAGGTGGAATTAAACCCAAAGAAGTATCTCCACAAATTCGTAAAATGGCTAGTACTATCAAACCAAGTAGTGTAAAACATTTTACCAAAGTAAAAGAAATCATTCGTAGATTAAAAGAGAATGAATATAGTTTGGGCAAAATTAAAAAAGTTAGTGGTATAAGTTTTAAAAAACATTTATCTAAACAAATTGGATTACCATTTGATTTAAAAGAACTACAAGTATTTCAAACCAAAGAAAATGGCTTTAGTGGATTTGGTAAAACTAAATTTAAAGAAAATAAAAGTACCAATGAAGTTTCCACAGAGGTCAATAGCAATGGTACAAATAAAAAATATGTTTTCAAAAAATTAATTGATAACGACAGTAAAGAACATAAATACGCTTGTATTATTCAACGAACATTTCCAGATAAACCAGATAAAGAGATATTAGATCTATTAAGTAATAGTTTTGACTCCGAAAATCTTGCAGAAAAAACTAAAACATTAGCTGATTTTATCGATAGAATTAATACAACATTAGGATCAATGTAATATTATGCCATACAATTTTAATCCCAATTTTAACAAACATCTTAATACTAAAAAAGATAATTACAAGTTCATAAAAAGAACTGGTGATGAAACGCCATATTCTAATCCGGACGTGCGTTCAATGAATAATAATTACAACAATTATAAGAGTCCAAAATTAATCAATTTTTTAAATAATGATAATTTTGAAGAAGATGTCAAGATTTATAAGTTGGAAGATTTAGACCATCCAAATGGATGGGACTTTTCAGAATTAGATATGTTGGGGGAAATGAATTTCAGAATAGACGATGACTATAAAATGTTTTCTGAAGTTGAAATTCCGTCTTTAAAGATGGAAAATGAAAAAATAAAAGCCTTCGTGTATAAAACAGACGAAGGCTATGTTCTGGAAACTAATAGAAAATATGTATTCGAAACATTTGATAAAATGTTAGAATATATAGACTCTATTCCAATGAATCGATACTAACTGAACTTTGTTGTCCTTGTGTTTGATATGATTGCGGAGATTCATTAATTGGATCCGCAATTTCAAAATATCTCTCTAAACGACGACCAACTTCTTCATACAACATTTCAAGTTGTTTTTCAATAGCTTTCATCTTTTGTGCTTCTTCGTACATCTTTGCGGCATCACGTTTAATTTCTTTCATGTCACGTTCTACCATTTTAGCTTCCATCCATTCGTTACATTCTTTGATAGCATAACGTTCCGCCAAATTAACAGCTTCCATTATTTTATGAGCGGTTTCGTACACACTATCAGCTTTTAAACCTTTACGATATTCATTATATGATTTAATCGTTTCCACCATATTCTTCTTTTCATATACGGTGAGAGGAGTATATGCATGTTCAGTGGAGTTTTCTAGTAAATGTTTTAATTTCATATATAATAAATATTATAGTTCTGATAGAATGTTGTGGATAATTCTTTCAACATTACTATATGGGTTAATGATTGTTTTGTATTGTTCAACGCTTTCATTAATTTTTCCTTGTGGGTACATAAAAGCTCCTTGTGTACTTGGATTGCTTACAAAGTCGAACGCAATTAAATCAAAGTCATCTTGTACAACGTCAGCTCCTTCTCTCATATCTTTCTTAACACTCCCCAATCCACGACTACTGATACCCAAAAGAATACCTGATTGTAATAAGTCTCGCAAGATATTACCACTTGGAGTAGGCAGAATTTCTACTGTTCCAACTAAATCTTTACCGTCCCAACTCATATCCGTTATGTTATGACTAACATTCTTTAAATTAACAACACTGCTTTCTGGATGATCTAATTCGCCCATAGCACGTCGTTGCTTTACAAAATTTTCCATGTATTTTTCGGCTTCTCTCTTTAATACATCTACTGGATATAAACGGCCGTTTTGATTTTTTGCATCGGCTCGTTGTAGCACGCCACTAACGAGTAGTTTTCCATCTTTAAGTGATTCATTTAAAGCGCACTTTTTAAACTCAAATGGCATTACATCGATTAATACTTGTTTCATGTTATTGTTTTGATTGTGTAGAAGGTTGTTGTTCAGCACCGGTTTCTGGTGGAGTAGAAGTCGATTCCTCTTCATCAGATGTAATGGTGTTTGTTGGGCTAGCCGATTGTTGAGGCGATACCAATGCTTTTGATTTAGCGACTTGGTACTGATCTTTTGGTTTCAAATTATCGGCATTTCCTAAAATTTTAACTTTAAATCCTGGTTTAATAAAGAATTTAGCAACTTTCTGTTTATTTTCCTCTCGGCCTACGATTATGATTACATATCTATCATAATAATAATCTATAGCCACACCGGTAACATTAATTGTGTAGTCAGTCTCAGGCTGTTTGTATCCTTTACTGGCTCTTACAACAATCTTTTTACCTAAAATTTTATCTTGAATATTTTTTTGTAAATTATTCTTTAATACTTCGGTGCTATTCTTTAATTTAGTATCAAATGCTGTAAAATCAGGCAATACATCATAGCTTTTGATATCAATCGTTGGATCCACTTTTGATTTCTGTTGTGGAACTTTAGCTGTTGGAATCGGTTGTTGTGGGGGTTGTGGGGGGCGTTGTTGAATTGGTTGACCTTCTTGTTCATATTTTAACCCATTGAATCCCTCGGTAAATGGTAAACTACCTTGTTTGTATCCAACTAAATTTGGGTCTAAATTAGGGTCGTTGTGTTGTACCAAGCCGTTTTCATCTGTATATGTCGAACCCAATTCAATTGATTGTGCTGGTGTTGCGTAAGCCGGACCACTGTACATTTGATTTTCTAACTTATATCTAGGACTTCTTTTGATAGCTTTAGCTAATTTATATCCGAGTTGTGTATAAGTAGATGGTCTAGCGCCTCTTTTAGAAAAAGCAAATGGGGTTCTAGCCGCATCTCCGCCTACAGCAACTGGTCCAGAAGCAACTGGGCCAGTACCTGTAGTACTAGCTTCGTTTTTAACTCTTAATTTACTTAAGAGTTTTTTAATCTTGAGTTTTAAGTGTGGTTTCATTCTTCAACTTTTCGATTTCTTCAACTAATTCGTAAGCATTTAACAATGTATTTAATTGATTTTCTTTTACTACACCGGTTACGTTTTTATTGGAAAATTGATTAACTACTTCCGTAATTTTAATCTTTACTATATCTGAATTAATTGTTTGAAGATTTTCTTTTAGAATGACACTAACTCTTTTATATTCTTCGTTAACAAATTTGGTAAATTTACTTGAATTGCTAATATTAGTAATATACTCTTTAAGTAGTTTCTTTTGTGATGGTAATAAATTACTATATTTTGTATTGAAATTTTCTATCAAAAACTTATAGGCTAACAATCTTACGTCTGCACTTTGACTTCCATAAACATCCAAACTTTCTTCTCCACTCTTCTTTTCTTTTGTTAAATTTTCCACGACATATTCACGTGACTCCAATATTTCAGTCATGTCAAACTTAACTTCTTGATCTGTTTGATTTTCAAAAAGCTTATATACAGATGCGTATAATTTATAATTTGGAATTTTGTTCTTTAAAAATTCATCAATATTATACTTTTCTTTTATCTCTTTAATAATATTATACTTCTGTTTATTTAATTCACGTTCGTCTAATTTAGATCTGGTCTGTAGTACCACAGTTAATATACGATCAGCAGAATTTTCATCTTTACTGGACTGCTGTAGTATAAAATTATATAGTTGCGCTTCTTTGCCAAGTTCTTTACTTTCGTGGAAATACTTAAACATTAAGTTTTTAGTAAACGACTCATCTCTACCCGCCAAAATATCAGATGTTATTTGACGTGTAAGAAGCTCAAACAATATCCCAGCATTCTTAAATTTCGAATGTTTTGCTTTCTTATGCATATTATTATTTATAAATATAGATAAACTGTGTAAATATATAGGAATTGTGTTATTCTTTTACATTTATTTCATCCATGTAAGATTTTTCATCTCCTTCTCTCAAAATTTTCTTTTCATCGTCTACAGTATTTAACATATCACTCAAACCTTTAAGTGACTCCAGTGATAATGGCGATTTGTTTTTATATTTGTGTGTTATGGAAAGATCAGATTTTCTATTATTTTCTAAACTACCTAGAGGATCTTCTCCATATGGATATTTACTTGCGTCTTTTCTGCCAGTTTGATCTCTTTCCGCTAATTTTGGAGGCGATTCACTAGGTGAACTTTCTTTATCCGCTGGTTTTTCTTCCGCCGGTGACTTTTCAGCTGGAGTATCCGCTGGTGGTATTGTATCTGATGCTTCCGTATCAGCAGCTGCATCACCAGTGTCTCCCTCATCTTTATCGTTAGATTGTAAGAATTTAATTGCTGGATCGTTACCTTCTTCTTCGATTTGTTTAAATCTATAAGTTCCTTTAGCATCATCAATTAATTGTTTTTGTAAATCGATCATATCCTGATCGCTCAAACCGAAAACATTTTCATAAATCCACTTTTTACTAAAGAATTTATTCTCTTGCATGTCTTTGCCAACTTCAACTTTACTCTTCCAAACATCGATCTTTTCTTTTTCAAATATTGTAGACGGATTTGTTAACTCTAATGTAAAGTCTACTAATGACTCATCACGATAACCCTGTGAATATAAGTGAATAACTGCGATCTTATTTAATTCACTAACAATAATACGTTGAACACGTTGAATTGTACGAGCGAACCGAATATCTTCAGCTGCCAATGTAGCTTTACCACTAAGTGATTCATCGTATCCCAAAAATGCTTTTGGAATCTTAAGTGCTGCCATCATCTTGTTACGTAGATATTCAATATCATCTGTTCCGGTCCATTCAAGACCAGGCAAATTATCAATACTAGTACCACTATCACTACCACGGACAGGTAAGAAAAAGTCTTCTACCATGTTTTGTAGATTGAATTTTAAATTATAATCCCCAGTCTGTTGATCCAAATATGGAGTCTTTTTCA